GTTTAGTTCCAAGACCTACAAGTAAATCACGGATACCAGTAACAGGTATAGCAATATTAGGACCAGTAAATGTATATAAACCAGCGCCTTCTGAATATGAAGGGTTAAGTAAAGATACCTTCATTGTGTATTGATTCCACTCAGCCTGCTTAAAGAAACCCCAATTGCCATCTTTAATACCCTTATATGCTCCAATTGCTGCATATGGTGGGTTAGCCAACATAACAATTGCTGGTGCTACATCCTGCCAAAAGACACCATCGTTAGGGATAACAACATACTTGTTACCATCCTGGTCATCATAGGTAATACCACTACCATCAGTAGCGTGGCTAAGATGACCTAATCTCCAAGGTATAGAAACTGGATGACGCGCTACCCAACGTATTGCTCTCTTAGCAAAGTCTTCCGTAGCACGGATAAATCGTCCTACTACACGCATATTAAATGCTAGTTGTGAACGAACCTGTGGGTTATCAACATACTTTAAAATTGTATTAGAAGCATTATGGCGGGCTTGATTAGCCATAATACCCGCTGCTTGAATAGCAGCAATATCAGCATCTGAACCATTTTCAATTAATGTCTTTGTTAACATTTCTTGGTCTGGTTTGAGTTTTTTACGCTCATCTAAAACTTTTAAACGATAAACATCTGAACGAATAATATCGTTGACCTCACGGTCCATAAACTCAAAACCCTTAACCATTACGCGGTCAACAAAACCTTGTTCAGGAACTACTCCTAGGTCATCAAAGTTAATATCTGTTTGTATCTGACCTTTAATTGGGTAGTTTGCTGTAGCCTTTTCAAATTCTTCAAAGGTAATATTGCCAATCTGAGTAGAAGGCTGTACTTGTTTTCTTTCCCATTCACGTCTACGCTTAAGTTCAGCAGGAGATAGAGTAGAAGTAGGACCGCCAGCGCGTTCCCGCTCAATCATCTTCTTTTCTTCGTAGTAAGAAGCCTTGCCTACTTTTTCTTTAGCAGTCCAAAGTTTATCTTGGATTAATTTTAGTAGGTCTTCGTTAAATGCAGTGCCACTTCCGTGAAATACATAACGCATTTCTTTTGCAGCATTAACAATAAGCGCTTCGCTAATATCCCGTTCAGACATACCCATTGCTCTAAGGGTAGAAACTTGACCAAATCGGTCATTAAACATCTGCGCTATATCAGGCTTTGGATTATCTATATTCCATCCAACCCGACTCATACCGTACTTAACAAAATTATCTACATCTTTAGCGGTGCGTAGTGCATTATTCTGAACAAATAGGTCACCAAAATTAATGCCATATTTTTCATTCTTTGCAAACAATAAATAAAAGTATCTATAGTGAGCAAGGGTTCTTTCGGCTGTTTTGAGTTTATTAAACTTGTCCCATACTGGCTTGCCAAGTATTTCCAGACCCTTTGCTTCAATAGCCAAAGTTAGTGGGCTTGCGCCATACACCTGTCTTGCTAGATTAGCCTCAGTTACTGCCTCACCAAAAGTGGCACCAATGATAGAGCCAACCATTGCATCGGCAGCATTACCATTTAGCATATAGTCTTCTACTAACCATTCAACTTCTTGGTCATTGAGTTTACTACCATATTTAGCAATTGCTGCTCGTACTAAATATTCTTCAGGACTCATACCAAAAAACTCATCAGCAGTAATAAGTTCTGTCTGTCTAACAACACGACCAGTATCAGGGTCTACAAACTCAGTCTGCACTTCTTTCATAGCACGGTCTGCTTGCCGTTGCTGTGCACTTCTAAACTTTGCTGGATTTCTACCAATTACATCAAGGAATTTTTCTTTAATAAAACCTTGACTTATGTTAGTACCGCTATATGCTGTATGGATATTGCTTAACTGCCGTCCTTTGCCATACAGTAAATCAAATAACATTGCTGGAGTAGTAACGTTAGCAAGAACTGTTGCTTCATCAAAGGCTGCTTTAATACCTAATTTAGGGAAAAGTAATGCAAAAGAAAAACCTCGGTTGATAGCCCTAGAAACAGAGTTGTTGGTTGACCAACCATAACCCATATACCCAAGTTTTTTGATTAAATCTTTGTATACAGGAGTCTTACCATACTTAAATTTAGTAGCACCAACAGCACCACCAATTCTGTCATAAATATCTTTAATGACAGTATCAAAAGGTAATAGTGTTATACCTTCTGTGGTATGAAATAAAGCAGAAGGTCCTGGTGGAATAGGATTTACGTCATCATAGGCTTTAAAAACATCAGAAGTTTCTACAGTGTAGTCAACTATGCTGGCAGTTTTCTCTGGCATATACCTACCCTGCAATACAGAGTTGCGATAAGCCAAACCTTCGGCTGTAAAAGCAGCCCCAATAGAGTCCAGATAGATTTTATCCAAGTTAAACATAATATTAATTCTGTCAGTAACAGAACTTTTCTTATATAACTGGGCAAGAAACTCAGCACGCATCTTGTCGCCCGTAACTAACCGAGCATAGTCACGGAAAAATGGTAAACCTTTATCAACTAAAGCATCTGACCAAAAAATTTGAGCGCCTTGAGAAGGCATACGTGCCAATAATTCACCAAAAGCGCGGTTTAATTCTTTTGCTTGGTACTTTTTAGGCTTAGTTAAAGACTGTAATAAAGTTTCATTACGTTCTATCTCGGCTAATATCTCTGGAGTTACAGCCTCATCTGGCGCAATGGTAGGACGCTTAAGAATTTCTTGCTCTATATCTGTCCAATTTTTAACAGTCTGCTCATCCAGTTGTTTTTTACCAATTACTACATCTCTATCTAGTCCCTGAAAAATTTTTGTAGCAGTACTACGCATACCATTGACCATACGGCGTTGACGATTTTGAAGCGCAACGCTTTCTTCACGCATAGTAAGTAGATTATTTACTTTACCATTGATGATATAGTTGGTATATTCACCAGTTTCAAGGAAAGATTTATAAGTATCTAAGTCAGTAACTAGTACTTCTTCGCCTTCTTTTTTAACGGTAGCCTTGGTTAAAATACCAAGCAATACATCATCATCATATTCAGGATGGTCTAAAGAAATCTTTAACCGAGCATTGGCTGCAGCAATTGTTTCTTTATTATCTAAAGCATCACGATAAACGTTAACGTCTTGAATAAAAGATTCATTCTTTGCAACCCACTGTGGTTCCTTAAATAAATCATCTAGTCGTGCTACTTTTGTCTGCAAGTCCACAGCATTGGCTAATTCTTCTGCAGTTCTTGCAGCCTTCATAGCATTAAGACTACGGCTGCCACCCATAGTCATATAGGTCAATGGGTCAATATAAAACGTAGCAGCAATATCTAATCCTGTAGAAGGGTCACCATATCCCTGACCAAACAACTTTTCAGTCTCAAACTCACCAGTTTTTTCATTACGCTTAACACCACGCATACCACCAATAGATAAAACCGCAGATGCTAAAGTATCTTTAATAGTGTCTTGAGTTGTTGGATTTTCTTTAAAGGGAGCAAATCCATTAGCCCAGTCTGTAATAAGAGTACCTAGATTAATTTTCTTACTACGGTATCTATCTATTATTTCTTGAAATTCTGGAGTTCCAACTTTAAAGAAAGCATTAGCCATATCATCATCAATGGCTCCATACTCTTTAAAAATTTCATAATAACTTTTACCGTCTATAATACCACGGGCTAATACACCAGTAGCGTTATTATATTCTTCATCTAATTTTTCAATACCTGGTTGGTTCCATTTATTGTAACCATTCCAACCATCTTTCCAAAAGTCTTTACTTGTTATTTGTTCTAGAGCAGACGGTTCTCCCATTGCTGCTCTGACAACTTCACGTTGCTTATCTGCAACGTTCATAAGATTAAGGGCAGTATTTTCAACAGCCCCAATCCAAGCACTACCAACTTTGTTCAAAGTACGTAGTGGGTCAGATATTAATTGAAGCAGATAATTATTTTCTTTAGAAAATACTTTTTGTAAGAAACTTTTGTCAGGTTTTGCATACTCAGCCTCTGGGTTAATATCCAATAAACCTCTTTGAATTACTGGACTAAGGCGTGCAAAACTATCCCGTGCTGCCCGAAGGTCTGGGTCAGAAGATAAAAATGAATTTAAGTTCATTAGTTTTTCTAATGAGTTTAAAGTAGCACTTTCTTCTGGCGTCCAGTTGCCAGCGGTACGAACCTGGATAAGTTCGGGAGAATTTTGTAATGTCTCCACATTAATAGTAACGGGAACAAAGTCTCTAATTGACATAGGTTATTTATTCAACTTATTGTATAGAAATTCCATTACACCACTATTGTCATACTGCATTGCTTTTTCTACAGTCTGCAATAAAGATGGAGCCTGTGAAACTACACTACTAAGACCAGGACCAGCACCCCAATCAGCACCAAAAGAAATTGGTTCGTCTTTAAATTGAGTTGGTTCATTTAATCCAACAATAGGTTTAAGAGGACGTTGTGGTATTTCTGTTACCTCAGCCATAGGTGCTGCGGTTTGTTGATTGTATGTTGCTTCACCTTGTCCATATGGCAATCCTGAAATATATGTAGCAGGTTGCGAAGGTGAACCATCGGTACGTTTGCTTAGTGAACCAGGACCAGATACAACTGCTGGATTAGTAGGTGCTTGATAACCGCCAACTCCTGCCATTAATCGTCATCCTCCTCAAAATCATCCAACGGGTTTTTAATTGGGTCTAAAGGGTCTACTATCCAATCAGGATAACTTGACCTATCCATAGCAAATGCCATTGCAGTACCTTCATCAAATCCTGCACGAACACAAGCGTCATAAACTTCTTTTGCGGCAATAGCCCAAAAATCAATCTTTACTAGTACGGGCTCTTTAGTCGTTCTTTTGCGCTTTGGTTGTGGCTTAGCCTTTTTGTTCACTCTCTTACGCGCTGGCATTACTACCTCCGAGTTACAGTTCGTGCACTAGCGCTAGCCTGACCACCTAATGTTAAGTTAGATAATAAACTTTGTAGAGATGGCGCTGCTTCTGGTGCTGCCCCTTGAGGAGCGCCTCCCACTGGCGCAGCGGGAGCAGGGGACGGTTGCTCAACCTGTGGAGCGCCAGCAGGAGGTAATTCTGGTGCGAACACTTCTTCAACTGCGTCTTCAATAGCCACGCCTTTCTGGCGTGCTTTGATTACGTCAGCCACCTTTTTGATTACCATAGATGGGTCCCCACCCTGCACAGCCATTTGTGGAATGGCTTGTGTATAGGCTTGTAGAGATTGCACTAGCGACTTACGCATATTCTCAATCTCAATCTTCTCTTGTTCCTGCGTTACGTTAATACCAAAGGGTAGTTCACGCATAGCCAAATCTGTAGAAATTAAACCGCCACCAAGTGCTTGTAACATAAAGATAAGACCCTGTGCAGGATTAAGTCCTGCAAGCATTCCGTAGCGAACATCAGCAGAATAATCTTTCTTAATGTCTTTTGCTGGTTTGTATGTAATCTGGTACGGGCTACCAGCATCTACACCACGGATAGTCTTTTCATAATCAAAAAACTTCTCATCAACTTCAAAGCAGACAGAGATAACATCTCGTAACGCTGAAGCAAAGATAGCCTGAGCAGACTTGACCTGTGTGTCAAAGCCTCCCATAAGTGCCTGCACACCTTGTCCCGTGATGATGCTGGCATCAATGTTTCCAGTACGTCCCTCTGGATAGCGTGTGCCTGTTCTAAGTTCTTGTTGAAGTAACTGTTGTTCAGTAAATGCTCCAGGTGGAATGTTAAGGTCTACACGGCGTACACCTGCTGGGTTGGCGGTGCGAATAATCGCATCTCCACCCATCTCCATTTCGTTAACATCTTGCGGTAGAACAATTGGTGCTTGTACGGATTTTTCCGCTGCTTCCATCGCAAGTAATGCGAACCTGTTGCGAAGCAACTGAATACCGAGCACGTCATCAAACTGTCCACGCATCTCGCCGTCAATAGAAGGACGGCGTGCTACAACTACCATCATCTTGCCAATTGGGTTCTTGGCTTGTGATAGGACTAGGTTGTTGCGTTCTGGCACATACAAGATAGATTGCTGTTCATCATAATAACGAACAACTTCTAACTGGTAATTCATATCGCCCTTGTACATTTCCTTGCCAAGGAGAATATGTGCATACTCAGGGAACTGTGATGCTAGTTCTCCTGCTGCCATATAGTAGCGTTTTGCAAAGGCAATGCAGCGTCCATAGCGGTCAAACTCTGGGTAAGCGCCCACTGGGTTTTCTATACGGATACGCGGCAGCCCTGCTTCTTCGTCCAACTCTATAACGAATGGAACGAAACCGAATGTGATGTAGAGGTCTGCGCCTGTGTACATCTGGACTTGTAAGTCCGAATGAGCAAAATAGTTAGTAGCAATGCGAGTACGTGTATCAGCAAATTTGCGAGCGCGGTCATTAGCCTGATTCGCCGCGGAACAGTTGACTGACGGCAAAGGCGCCATAACTTCCGATAAGTCTCTTGCAACAATATCAATAAAATTTGCAACGACATTGGCATCTACACCTTCAGGAAAAAAATCTGGATAGACAGTTGCAATCTGTCCTTTACGGACAGCAAGAACGTCTTGTTGGCGTGAGTCACGCTCAGCAGCACGTTCACGTAGATTTTCTACACGTGCCGAGATTTGTTCTATTGACAGCATCTGTTTCCTATCCGTATGTCTGTTGCCATTGCTCTGCAAAGGCTTCATCTAGATTAATACTTATTCGTCGTTCTTTCTGCGCTCTTGTTGCCCAGCGGTTATTAGCCCACCTTTGCACGTTAGAGTTTTGCTGCATAAATTCACGACAGCGAATAACACCAAACCATAACGCCATTACACAGTCAGTCTTACCTCTGGTATCAGGCTTCCAGGTTATAAGTTGTTGAACTAAAGCCTTAAGCCCCTCAGAAGATTCAGTACTTGGGAGTTCAAGGATGTTGTTTTTCTGAAACTTTCCGTCACGAGAAGTTCCGAACAGCGTTGACATTGAGGCAACTCCAAAGTTTGTGTCCCATTTGTTTTTGCCTGTGAAGTGAGAATTAAGTCGTACACCGTGAGAAGCAAGCCAGTTTCGTAGGTCGTCGTCAAGGGAGTACGCTTTTTGGTGTGCGTTGATTTCAACTCGGAACTCTTGCGGTTTATACGCCAACGTAAAATCTTCAATTGCTTGCCTAATCTTTTGTGGTGTTGGTTCTGCCATATTCAGGCAGTCCAGCACATAAATCTTGCCATCGTGTCTGTTATAGGTCATAGCAACAAAAGCAGCATTACCAGACATAGCAGGGTCAAAGCCTATGACGGTGTAACCTTCAACAGCGTTAGGATGTCCTGCAGCACCAGGACGTAGATTGCCACGTTTACGCATTCCGTTGATAGAACCTTGTACCAACTCAGGCGGGAAGATTGAGTCTTCTGTGACATCTTCTTGCTGGTAGACCAGTGCCCACGTAGATGGAGTCACTTCTCCTCTACGTCTGGCTAATGTCGGTCCGTCCCATTTCGGGTATAGCCCTTGCTCGTCAGGTGTCTCATCATCGCCATCCCACGGAGTGTCCGACTTTGCCCAGAGGGTAACCCAGTCTTTCGTCTTCTCCCCATACTCCAGAACAGCAGGCATACCCATATACGTAAATGGGCTTTTGCCCCCTGACCAATGCTTCGGGTCACGGAGTTCCTTATAAAAGTCTGTCGGCGCAATTCTTGTCCCTACTACTAGCAATTTACCATTTTTGCCAAGACGGGTAATAACTTCTTTTTGTAGCCAGTTAATCTGCTTCTCATACTCGTGAGCGTTAGCGGTAGTAATGCAGTCGTCCAGAATGATGAGGTCGGCACGGGCACCGTAGATTTGACCCCCCATACCGAGTGCCTGAATAGTCGGGTCTTTTTCCGATGAATTACGGGCATCGCTTCCCAAGTAGACGGTATCAACACGCCAGGTATCAGAGTCTTCTTTCCATCCCCCTTCTGGTCCGAATGTTGTCTGCAACTTCAACCAGCGCGGGTGGCTTAACCTTTGTTTAATTGCGTACACGAATTCCCGTGCTTTGATAAGCGTCTTAGAAACTACGATGATTCTAACGTTGGGATTGAGTGCGATGCGGTAAGTAGAGTAGTTCACCGTTATCACGGTGGACTTAGCGTGCTCAGGTGGCACGTTTATGAGTAGGCGGTTTGGGTCGCCCTTCTCATAAATCATATTAGGGTGTAGCCAGGAAGGCTCCCTATCTTCCAGTAGGTCTACCCAGTCCTGATGGTGGGGAAAGACCCTCTGGTCTAAAAACATTTCAGAGAACTGCGGGAAGGAAATATCTTCACGGGCAATCCCCAAAGCCTTAATGGAACGCTCTTTGGCGTTCTCCTTTGCCTCAGCCAGATTAGCGGCAAATTCTTTATCTCGCATCATCCAGATGCGAACAGTGTCGGGCTTTTTGCCCAACTGCTCCATAGCCCTGTGTACAGACATACCCTCGGCTACAAGGGCTAGAACTTTAGCCTTGGCTTCAGCCATAGCCTTTGTCCTAGGATTGTTAGCCTTCTGAAAAGTCACAGAACTGTCCCATCTACAATAGTCAGTACAGTCAGAACAGACAGTTAGAAACAGATAGTAGATACAGTCTGTAACGCAAGCCTTAAGGGCTTGCTACTGTACGGGACTATAAATAGTCCCTACTATCTATTAATCCGTTCAAACAGCCATTCCGAACGCTTTTTTGGCAAAGTGTTACCTAACTCACAGAATAGGCTATCTAAAATAGGACATAATAGGACAGTGCAGGGGCATAGGGTTTGTACGGGAAAATAGTTTCTGTAGTTACTCATACTATAACAGCACAGATTTAAACAGTCTGGGGTCGTTCAGACCCCATCCTGTTTGGCTGTCGCCGTACTGCTACAGTCTGGTGGGAGACTGGTAGGCAGTCTATCTCCTCGCCCTTAATAACATACTTTCTGGGGCTCGGACCTATAAAGATAAAATCAAAAGCAAAAGCGGATTGGCTAAAGCCAATGTGGCTAAAGCCGTGGCTGGGCTAATCGCATCTAATTCGTCAGCCCCAGCCGTCGGCATCTGTCGTCGCAAGGCTATTTTTATGAATAGCCCTTGCTCGCCAGATAGAGCCTTGCTGGCTGCTTCCTCACGCCCCGCTCCCGCAATGGGGCGCGGGGGGACATCCTACTCGGATTTTCTGTCCGTCAAACTGAAAGAATATTTATCTGTTATAAATATCTTTCAGTTACAGCGCTATAACTATTTGACAAAGTTTTTTGACCTCGGAAGCCAAACCATTGGCTTCCCTGCAAAAAAGTTTATCAAATCGTGTATATCGCTGTTGGTGACTAGCCAGAAAATCACCACATTTTCTCGTCCAAGGGACTCCAAAATGCTGCGAGTTCGTGTGTTCCAAGTTTAACCCAAACGTGGTTAAGCCCAGAAAGAGGTAAAAAGATGAATACAGAAAGCAACGGCATCACAATCCAAACTATGTGCTATGGATGCCAAGCACTGACTGAACTCTGCCCTGATTGTCAGGAGCAGAAGGATACCCGTGATACCATCTTGGCTCATCAGATTGTTGACGAGTCAGAGGACTACATCATAGTTGGCTACGGTGTCCGCCAGCGGACTGTAGCCAATGGCGGAGCAGTCTCTGAGTACAACCCAATGTCAGTTATCCGTGACCTACCATCAGGTCACGATTGGACAGAACGAGAGGATGAGTTCCTTGAACCTATCAGTCTCATCATTGACCGCTTGTTTGATATTGAAACCAGCGTCACAGTCACAGCAAGTGAGGTACTATGCCAATCTTGCCATCTCATCTACAACAAGTATCAAGCAGACTGCCCAGTTTGCTACTAAGCATCACAAGGGGCACCCCCGTCAGGGTGACGGGGGATGACCCCAACAAAAAGTAAACCAACTAACAAGGAGACTAACCAATGAACACAGTAAACAGTTTCACCTTCAACAACGCTCTACTCAAGTCAGTTCGTGACTATGGCAACGTAGTCAAAGGCATCGTTCAATCCCGCCAAACGGAGTACACTCCAGACGGTCAGATGCGTAGCCGTTTCATCGCTTCACGTCAGGTCACCTTCACAGACCCAGACATCATTGCCCAACTTCGTCCACTCATTGCTGACAACACTGAGTTCGTAGTTAACCTTTCAGGCTATCTCACAACCACAGTCCGTGAAGATAAGGGTCAGACCAAGTGGTACGACAATCAAATCGTTACCGCTTTAGAACTTCTCTAGTCACCAAGCGGGCTAGTCGGGCTTCGGCTCGGCTAGTCCGCTCTCTTTTTTTTTCAAGACCGAGCAAGTAATCCGTGGACATAAACGAGTGAGGACAAATGTATCTATCAGAGTTAGACATTATCGCAGTATCTATAGCACTAATTAGTCAGATGTTTATATCAGTAGTTCTGCTCCGTTCTGCACGCAGATGGGAGCAGGAATATCGCAGTGTAGTTAGATTATTAAAAACGGAAAGGGCAGCACGCCAATGATGACAGCATTCGCAACCCGCAGATGTCCAGTCTGCTACAAGACTGGCACAATTATGGTAGATGAGAAAGAACTATTCGCCTATCTCAGAGGTGAGTTTGTTCAAGATGCATTCAAGTCCTTGACAGTGCCACTACGAGAGCAGATAATTAGTGGTATGCATCCTAAATGTTGGGAAGCAGTATTCGGACAAGACCGTGAGGAGACTTACAATGACTAGCAAATACAAAGAAGCAGACTGCCGCAAGTGCGGCACCCCAATAGTCATACCCGTATATGACTGGGAACCTAGCGGTAATAACTTCTGCCAACCCTGCGCTATGAGTTATGTCGGAGAACTACCAGATGATGAAGAACTAAACAAAGCCAGAACAGAGCAGGCAATAGGATGAGTCTATTACAAGAACTACAAGAGATTAACAAGTGGCTAGACCAAATCATATGGGAGGTAAACAAGTTCAATGAAACCATTGAAGACTTGGCAGCACGAAACAACTTCCGCCTTACAGATACTAAAGAAAAATAGAATCAATGCTGATTACTTTGAGCGCTACTACCGTAGCAAATCTTGGGAGTCAGACGAGAAACAGTGGCGTCTAGTAGGTATAGTACTAGATGGTATTATAAAAGAACTAACAGAACTAGGAGACTAAAATGGCAACAAGCGTATCGCTACACAGAATAGACTTCAGTAGAACTGAAGTAGTTAAACTAGATAACAGTTGGGTAATACGATTCTATGATGATGAGCGCAATAACATATCTTTATTTGTAGATAGAGCCCAAGATATATACGAGTTGTCCAAGCAATTGGTATCACTAGCAGTTGCAGAGATAACCAGCACGGGTAAGGAGATAACAGTATGAACCGAGAAGAAAAACTAGAGTTATTAAAGCAGCAAAAATTTAATAACGTAAACATAAGAACTAAGGCTGCTACATATGCCAAAACTTTTTTGGCTAAGAAGTACCGAGAAGAATACAAAGAACTGTATGAAGCATACCTGCGTAACAGAGGTTACACTACTAGGGCTAGTAAAGAACTGTTAGATGAAAGGTTAGTAAGTGAATGAAGTTATCTTTCCGCACATCCCAACAGCAATCACCTGGCTATACATCATTGGCATTGGGTATTGCATATACAGATGGAGTACTAGATGAAGACCAAGTTAGCAGCGCTATTCAGTTGGGCATTGACGCTATCCAGCGCTCTCTTTCCCAGTCAGTCGTATGCAATAGCAGTAGCAGACAGGCTCTCGGAGAAAGACGAGTCAGTCAAGAAACACCGCAAGGAAATACTCTGG